TAGTCAATGAACCTTTGTGTGTAGTTCTGAGCAATGTTACGTTCTTTTTCTAACAAGTAGTCAACTTCGTTTTTATCTACGTTCTCAGAGTTCTCAGATGAATGTTTGTATACTCCTTTGTTTGCAATTGTGTAAGCTGCGAAAGGTAAATATTCCACCATTGCCCAGTGGATGAGCATTGGCTTAACGTAAGTGGTTACCAAAGTCTGATAGTTCCCTGCAAGAGTTCCTGCGATAACATCTGCTTGTAGTTTTTGGAATAGCTTTGTACCTAAGTAATTTTGGATGTGAATATCTTGTGCGATCTTGATAAACTGAATGAACTTATCCGTGTCTACGTTGCCATTTAAAGCCGTGTAACGAACGATATCATCTCTCGTGATAAATAGTGCTTCTGCCATTAGTTAAATCTATTATTGGTTGGTAAAAATCCCTTATTAGGCATATCTACAGGGCGCATTGCAACTTGTTGAGGATTTCTAACTCGGTAACCTGCTTTCTCTGCTTTGTTTGTACTGATTGTTTTTGCATTAGGACTTAACGGGTCTATTCCTCGTCCTTGTTCGTAAGCAACAAAAGTTTGACGCATCCATTTATGATGACAAGCACCTCCACCTTTGTAAAGGAAAATGTCATAGGTATCTGCACCTCTTGCTCCCCAACCTGCGTTAACTACCTGAGAACCCATTCTAACGATGTCTTCCTTGCGATATACTTTATCAGCAGCGACCATCTTTTTGCAGAACTCACGTGAATTATCTTTTATACCTCCGTTGTATCGGTAACGAGTCATAAATTTGAATCCATCAACTGTTGCGTCTTGTTCTGATTTCGCTCTAGGATTAGCAGTACCTGTAGAAACAAAATTGTAAACTTTGGATAGTAAAGATTGTTTTTTGTTGTTTGCGTTTTCAATCTCTAAGTCAATTGCATCTTCTTGATCATAATCAACTTCAAATTCGTCAATTAAAATCCAATTTTCATCAACTACTTCTCCACATTCAATCAATGCGTCAGCAATTTGATTGTCTAATGCGTCTTGTTTTGATAGTTCAGTACCTGTTTCCTCTGCAACTTGTTCTTCTGTTTGCGTGTTTTCAAGGTCTACAAACTCTAAAGGTTGTAATGTTCTAAAGAATAGTTTTAAACTAATTCCGTTAAATGCTAAAATAGTGTCGAATGCTTCTAATAACTCTTCTTGCATTGGACGAATAACCATGTTATCAAATAAGATAGCAGAGTTTTTAAGCTCATCTGCGTTACTTGAGAATCCATTTGAACTAGCAACTCCAAATAATAACGGAGAAGTCACGTTATGACCTAGCATAATCTTACGTAAACACTCTTCAGATAAGTAAGTGTAATGTTCTGGAGCATCGTTTAATGGAATATCCTCTACAGTTGTTTTAGATTCTGCATTGTCGTTAAATGCAACGATTACTTTTTGACCTCTAGAACCTGTTAACTTGTTCATGACCTTAGAAGTGATCATTGACTGCTGTTCTTCAGTAGGAACTCCATTGTTGAAGTTGACTACTTTAGTTCCTGAGAATCCGTTTTGTACTTCGTTGATTAAGTAATCTGCTATTTCTTCTTCTAATAGTGCATAAGGAAGTGAACCTTGATAGTCAGGATAACTATAGTATTTCATTCCGACTGCGTAAGGCTTAGAAAACAAGATTTCTACCTTATCTTTAGATGTTCCAAAAGCTGAGTAACGTACAGGAGCAAACTTCTTGATGTCAGTCCAGTCATCAGAATAGTAATAACCTTCTATTTCTCCGTCTTTATTACATTTCTCTGCACGTAATAAGTTTACAGGCATATGATAAGCCTTGATTACTTTATCGTGTTTGTCGTTGTAGTGTACCTGAATAGCGAATTGACCTAGCATCTTTCTGTCAAGAACCATCTTACGAACGCAATCCTTGTTAAACAAAGCCATCATTTGAGCATACTCATTAGGCTTTTTAGACGCATCTAATGCACTTAATCCTTTTCCGTATACTAAGCGACTAATATTGTTTATAATAGCGTTATTCGTTGTAGAATTCGTGTATCTGTCTATCAGGAAAGAATAGTAATTATTGTCCTCACCAAATTCAACCCAATTATCTTTTTTAGATTCTTGAATCGTAGGCGTTGTGTAAGCACTTAGGCTTAGTATGTGTACGTTATCACTCATAAACTATGAAAGTGTTTGTTGTGGCATTAGAAGTATATTGTCCGTTGTTTACGGAGAATGTTGCAATTGATTGATTTGTACAGAAGATTTTATCCTTGTGACAAATGGTTGTTCCGTTTGATAATAGTAACGTGTAAGTGTGGTCGTTCTTTAAAGCAAACGTTGCAGTAATCGTGTTTACATAGCCACCCTGAGTTGAGCTTGTTATTGCAACTGTTGTAGTTACATTTGTTTCCTCGTCAGTAATTGCCATCGTTGTGTAATTCTCAAATCTGGGAATAAACGAAAAAGTTTGTGCTGATGTAGAAGGCGTTAATACTATCATAATTTTATAACGATGATATTTTCGTTTTGTTGTAAATAAAAAAGGGGTAACCTAAGCCACCCCTTTAATTAAGCTATTAAAAAAGAACTATGAAGTAATGATAGTTGTAGTTGCACCAAACACTGCTGTTGCATTTCCTACAAGTCCTGTTGCACCTGTTTCAGCATTTGCATCAATTAGATTGGCAAGCAATTTCTCTGTGCCTACAAACGTCAAAGTATATCCAACTAGGTCACTCATCGCAGTTCCGTTAGACACGTTAGCAGTAGTTAACTCCATTCCGTGTTCTAATCCTGCAAGAAAGAATTGATTGTTACGTGTTTTTACGATTACGTTAGGACGTCCGTAAGACAACAATTTAACTGTCTTGTGTGTAGCAGCATCTTGTTTTTTCAAAACTACTGACAAAGTTTGCTCTACAAATGAAGTTCCGTTTTCACGTGATGTTGTAATTACCTGATCAAATGTATTAGTACCTTTTAATTGGTATTTGTACAATGATGTTACGTTAGCAATTGTATCAATAGTATCTGTTGACGCAACGTAAGCAACGTCTGTTGGGAAGCTATAATCTCCGTAGTTGATGAAGTAGATCGCATCGAGTCCTCCGACAACGTCTTTACATACTTCAAGTCTACCTGTTGTTATTTCGCACATTTTCTGTATATTTTTTTAAGTGAAACAAAAAAGGGAAGGCATTTGACCTCCCCTTTAAATTATTTTCTGTTAAGATTAGTTAGCAGCGTTTGTGATTCCGTAAGTAACTACGTCAGAAGCAAATCCGTATTTAGCATCTGCAGTGAAACGCATAATTACACGTACGTTCTGAGAACCGTCCAAGTCACCCATATCCAAAACTTTTACTTCGTTCATATCGTTCATCAATCCTGTTGCAAAGTACAAGTTAGATTTTTGAGCAAGTAAAGCTGTGTTAGAAGCTAATCCGTTAGCTAAGAAGATACGAACTCCGTCAAAGTACAAGTCATTTAATGTTTGGTTTGTTCCTTTGTTGTCGTAACCATTAGCACCTACTCCAGCAGCGGCAAATCCACCCAAAGCACGTACATAAGCACGGTAGATGTTGTTTGATACATAGATATGTAAGTCTTCTTTTCCGTAGATAGATGCAGGAGCAGCATCAACGATTTTTCCTAACTCAGCAACAACGTTAGCAGCAGTAACACCACCACCAACTGCAGCTATTTCTTGTGCAGCAGGTAAAGCAGCATCTGTAGTTAATTGTGTCATTAAACCTGCGAACTGACCTGCAGTTGCGTTAACTCCTGTCCAGATAGATGTTTCCATTGCAGCAGCAACTTTCTCAGCAGCGTGTGCCAATAAGAAGTCTGTAAAGTTTTTCGGCATTACTTCGAACGCTGAATAACCCATAGAAATTGCTTCCCAATCAGATACGAAATCTTTTTTACACAATTGTAAGTTAACTTGGAACTCCTCAGGTTGAAGAATTTTCTCAGTTAATGTTACTGTAGATGTAGCATCAAAATCACAAGTAGCGTTTTTAACGATATCGTCAGTTGCTACTCTTTTGATCACTTGTTTGAACTTTACGTTAGGAACGATTGTGATTCCTCCTTTGTCCAATGTTGGAGCAGACAATAAAGCTGCTGCGATGTACTTACCTGCAAACTCACCAGCGTAAGTTGTAGTAATTGATGTTGTTGTTGGCATTTTGTTTAAATTTTAATTAGTTAATATTATTTGTTAAATTTTTCAAAGATTGAATCCATTGTTGAACGTTGTCTGTTTTTCTCAAAACGGAAAGGCTCTACTACATTCGTGTTTTCAGGATTAAAACTAATCGGCTTAGGCTCTTCTGCAAGTTCGGTTACCTCTTCTGTAACTTCGTCAACTTTAGAAAGTAATTCCAATTTAGCTTTCAATTCATTATTTTCTGTTTTTAATGCTTCGATTTCTGAGAAGAAAGTTTCTTTAACGATTGACTCGATAGTTTTCTTTGCAGTTGGTGCAGATGCAGCTTCAGCTTCTACTTCAACTTCTACTTCTGGAG